AGTGGCAGGGATCATGGTCTTGGTCAAGCTTGCAAGGACTAATCAGTCAGCACAGCAGATTGACACATGGATCGACATGGCAGCCTACGCCAGCATCGCAGGACAACTAGCCACAGAAGAGAGTGACCTTTATGTTTAATTTAGCCGATTACGAACCAGTCGAGGTGAGACTTGAGAAGTTTATTAAGGACTATCCATCATTCCGCATTGCAACAGAGCTTGAAGTGGTCGAGGCAACTCGATACATTGTTAAGGCTTATCTATTTAAGGATGCTAGCGATGGCGTTGCGTGGGCAACAGGGTACGCTGAGGAAACAGTGTCTCAGCGTGGTGTTAATCAGACTTCAGCACTGGAGAATTGCGAGACTTCAGCGATCGGCAGAGCACTTGCAAATGCAGGTTATGCGCCTAAAGGAAAGAGACCAAGCCGCGAGGAAATGACCAAGGTTGTGGCTAAGAAAGAGCCTAAGCCACCTGTTCAAGAGGTCAAGGCAGATGATCAGGATTACTGGACAACGCCTGTAGGTCAGTACAACAAGGTAGTGGATGCGCCTGTAACCCTTGAGAAGGCTATGGAGAACATCGCAGCTGTAATGGGTACTCAAGAGGCTGTAGAGCCACCATCTTGCCAGCATGGACACATGACATGGCGTGAGGGTGAGAAGAATGGCAAGGCATGGGGTTCTTATGAAAAGTAATGCCTAGCTCATCGAACTTCATGAACTTCTCAAAGCGTAGCTCTGGTAATGCCCCAAATGCCGGTACTTTAGCCATAATGATGTTATACAGGCGATCTGTGTGATTGCTGCGGATGCAATCGGTTACGCCTAACTCCCAAAGCGTGTCCACTGCCTCATTGCGGTCATCGTCTAGGGTTTGGGCGAATGAACCCATTCGACCTTCTTCCCAATTGGAAATCTGTGGTAGATCAATCTCATCGCCAATGGTGACTACTTGGTCTGGCTTAAACTTCTTGATGAAACTAGCAAGGTTGCGAGTGGCAACTCTGTCATGATAGGGAATCTGTAAGTCTGAGACTACAACAATTCGCTTAATCGTCATCCTCGTCCTCGTAATCCCCGAACCGCTCTGGCTCTATAGGGTCAGGCAAGATCCAACCAGGATAGGAATCAACAACCGATAGCATGTAAAGAGCACGATCCTCATTGAATCCAGCCTTACGCAATGATTGGTAATACTCATGAAGCCCAATGCAGTAAGCATCTAACTTTGAGTAGCCTTGCTCCTCTAGTGCCTTAGTTGCTTTTCTTGCCATGATTTTATTATCGCTCTAGAAGGATGTTATAGATCTCATCGACACGCGCATGAAGTCGCTTGATCTCAGCTAGTAGGTGTGTAATGACAAAGCCTGAAAGACCACCAAGTGCAACGATGGTGGCGATGTAGAGCTGAAAGAAATCTGTCTGTGTCACTTTTTAGGGCTCGCGTATCCGAAGATGCCAGATAGCACAGCCCATAGGATTGCGCGGTAATCTGCCTCAAAGTTGGATGATGCCCATGCTGCTAGGAATGCTCCAGCGGCTAGGTATGCAGGGTGCTTGATCTTCATTATTCTCCGCCTAACATAGATACTTGATAAAAAGCACCATCATTGTCAGCTTCTTTCTTAAAGCTGAAATGCGCGTGCTTAACATGTTTGTTCGCGCCCTTGTATGTTCGCCATTTCCAGTTGAGGATTCTTGAACAGATTCGTCCATCGAAAATGATGTAACTAATGCGTTTTTCTCTTTTAGACTTGCAAGCGAGTCGAAGTTGATCAACAAGATCGCCCATGATGTCTGGCTCTGATCCTTGAAATAACCCACGCGATACATCGATGGCACGAACCCAGCCTTGAGCATCTGGACAATGATCAGACTTGCCAGCACGCATGTGCCTTGCATCCGCGATCCATCCGTCTGATAGGCGAGACCTATCTGGGAACGAGTCATCTATCTGTTCTCTTAACTGAACAGCAGCCTTAGAGAGCTTGACTTTCATTGATTATTTTGTCAATCCTAACAAATTCTTTAAGTCATCAACTGATAAACCCATGGCCTTTAACTTTGCCTCTTGCATTTCTGCCGCGGTTGGTTTTGCTTCACCAATTAAACCTTTACCGTTTGGAGCATAGAATCCATGCTTAGGGTCATGTGCTTGTAAAGACAACTTTGCCCAATTTTCAGCTTCTTCGTAAGTATCAAATGGATCGCCATTCGGATAGTCAGGCTGGAATTGAAAAGGTTCAGCATTGACCCCATCGTAGAAATTAATTGCAAAGGTTTCTGGGTTGATTTCGTAGTGCATTTTTTCTCCTCTGTTTATGAGTCTACGGCAACGCCGTACCAATTATTTGATCCCGGCATTGTTCGTGAAGTCCAAGTAATTCCGTCAGGTGATGTGGCACATAATGATGAACTGCCAACTGCTACAAATAAGCCAACCGCTGCACTGTAAGTTGCCTGAAAATAAGTTCCACTTACAATCGTTCTGCTTGTCCACGAAGTTCCATTGGTTGATGTCATTGAAATCGTTGCAGCATTTCCAACCGCTACAAATGTTCCGTTGCCGTAAGTGATGTAACGCCACGCACTATTTGAAGAACTTGTCCGTGATGTCCAAGTAATTCCATCGGTTGAACTTGCTGCTTGAAAATTATCGCTAGTGATAGCCGCCCAAATTCCACCGCCATAAGCAACACCATACCAGGCTTCACTTGCTGGCAAAGTTCTTGCAGTCCAAGTTTGTCCATTTGATGATGTGGCGGCAGAATTAGAAGGAGAGCCCGAAACAGCTACAAATTGTCCGTTTCCGTAATTGACTGCTTGCCACCTTTGACTGCTAGGCATTGTTCTATCAGTCCAAGAAGTTCCATCACTAGAACTAAGGGCAGCTGTTCCAGTAAATCCGTTCATAGCAACAAAATTCCCACCACCTGCTGCCACTCTTTGCCAACCATTACTACTTGGCAAAGTTCTTGCAGTCCATGTTTGACCATCGGTTGAACTTGCTGCATTAGTTGTGTTAAAGGCAACTGTTGCGAATGTTCCATTTGTGTAAGCAGTTAGCCACCACGCGCTAGAAGATGGCATTGTTCGACTTGTCCAAGCAATTCCATTTGTAGAACTTGCGGCTGTGCTTGTACCGTTGGCAATTGCAACAAATTTTGCGCCTGCACCACCACTAGAGGCGATGATCCCCACTAATGAATTCAGCATTAGGCAACTGCACCCACAACGATCCATGAGTTAGCAGCGATCTTAATGCAAGCTGCTGACTTGTAACGAGCAAGGACTGGAGATCCTGCTACTGCTCCCGCGCTGTTAATTGTGGTCGTTGCTGGAGTTGTGGCAGTGATAGTTGTAACACCTGCGCCCTTCATGTACACAACCAGAGTTGTGCCAATAGGAAAGTTATAAGTCGCATCTGTTGGGATGTAGAAAGTATTGGCTGAGGCATTGTCCATGGTCACAATAGCGTTAAGACCATCTGCCTTTACAGCTGTGTATGTTGTGCCTGTCTGGGCGTTGACGGTAAGACCTGCAAACTTGGTGTCGATGTCCTGACCCAGCTCTGCAATCGCTGTTGCGCCATCCTTAACGAGGTCTGAACTCTGTGGGATGTCGAACCCAAAGTTAGTTGTTGTAGTTGCCATTAGGTTAAAGCTCCGATCGCGTTAGTCCAAGTAAGTGTACCATTTACCCCTGCCCAAGTTAGGGTAGTTGGAGTGATTGTCTGCCATTGTAAGAGACTCAACGAGAATGGTGTGGCAGAAATGTAGAGGGTCAGATCGACAAAAGTCGGGGTGGCGTTCATGACTATGTTTTCCACAAAGCCACCGAATGAGCCGTCCAGCATATTAGAAGGTAGATTCTGAATAAGGACTGGCTGACCAAAAAAGGTATTGATTAGGCGGTCAAGCAGCACGCTAGGCATATCAGGGTTATCAAGTCTAAAGGTAATGGTCTCAAGCGAGCCTCTAGGCGTAGAGCGTAGGCTTAACTCTCTCGTGGCGATGTTTTCAATGTCTGTTAGATTCTTGATGTTGGAATCATAGGAACGCTCGTAAAGCCCGTAAGAGACTATAGAGTCCGAATTAGAGGCTGTGTAGGTTGATGCGAAGCCTGTGCTGTAGCGATAGATCAAGCTATTGCGGATGCGGTTAGTCTGGGTAGTTGAGCGAATAGTGCTAGGGGATGCGTAATTAGCATCTATGGTGGTGTATCCATTAGCAACAAGATACTCAGAGCGATGATCCGCATCATCATAATCGACTTTTCCTGACTTGGTTTCATGGATCTGACCAAGTGCGCTATTGGCAATTTGATCCACCAAGGTGTTTGACTTAGCAGATGCAGAAGCAGCAAGGGCGATCATTGTGTAGAAGCCTGAATCGACTGTGCCCACGCTGGTCTCAGCATTAGCCCATGTGGTCGTTGCAGGGTATGTTGCCCATGTCTGGGTTGGCGTTACTTGTGACCATGGCAAGGAAAGGGCTGAGCCAAGGATAGCGGCGATTTGAGCCCCATCTAGACCTTCTGTAAGGGCTGTGTTATAAATAGCCTTAGTGAGCCTTGCAAGGCTTCCTACGCCCAACACAGTACCGACTGTGATGAAGCCTGTTTCCTCTGGGCTTCTTACACCGATGGAAAAGTCTGAGACCTCGCCACCGAATACGGTGACATAAGTGCCAGATGAGTTTTTAAGTTCTAAAGTGATCGCCTCTGAGACATTGATGGTAAAAGGTGAGCCATCTGTATTGATGATCTGTACTCGACAGTAACCAGCAGTAGGCTGGCGGTCGATGTCTAAGCGACCAGATGCAAAAGATACTGCTGTGACATTGGTATAAACATCATCATTGATAGTCACGCGCCATTCTGGAAGCCAAGGCATTATGCAATTCCTAAGATATCAACTGTGCCGCGCTGGTTAGCATTACGCAATACCTCTTGAATAGCCTCAGCGATAGCGTTAGGATCTCCGATGCCTGTGTTTACAGTTATCTCTACAGCAGTTGTAGCTCCAGCGGCAGTACCTGCTCCAGCTAGATCTGCTGCATCTGCTGCTGCTTGTGCTTGCGCTGCAGCGATTGCCGCTGCCAATTCAGCCGTTGCTGCTGCTAAATCATATTTGACATCTGTCAAAGTATCTGTAGCCAAAATACTGAAATCAGTAGTTGCCGCATTAGCCGCATCTGTGAGTGCTTGCTCGCCATCAATCAATAAATTACCTAAGATGTTTTTTGCCGCTTTTGAGGTTGTAAGAAGTGAAGCAGTCGCATCTGTCGTAGTCTTAGTGATTGCCTCAGTAGATGTAGTTAATGAAGATGTAACTTCGCTATTTGCCTTGCTGAAAGATGATGCCCACTCTGTAAGGTTAGGCTTCAGAACAGTAGTAGCGATATTGCTAGTAAAGGATGACCACTCTTTGCCCGTAGCAGTAATGGCAGTACCTACTCCACCAATGGATGTAGTCAAAGCGTTAATGGATGCAGTAAGAGGATCGACTTTCCACATGCCAAAAGGATCTTTAAGTTCTAAAGTTTTAACTGTTGCTAGAAGCTCTGTTAACTCTTTTGTCTTTTCCTGTGCCTTTTCCAATGCCTTCTGATACTTCTCGACATTGGTGAGATTTTCTTCCTCGATTGCTTGCATAAGCTTTAAGCGGATCTTATCTTCTTCTGAGATCTTACCCTTGAGGGCTGCCTCGATCTGGATCTTCTGTAGGTCAAAGATTGCTTTAGCCTTAGCAAGTTTTAAGGAATCTTGCTGTGCTTT